GTTATCTATGGTTATAGAAAAGCAGGTGGTATTGTAACCTATGCAGAAACAGGCAGTGCAGACAACAAATATCTTTGGGTTGCCTATGTGCTAGGTGAAGGTCCTATTGAAGGATTGAAAGAAGTATTCATTGATGACTATCAAATACCAGAAGAATATATTCCCTTACTAAACAACGGACAGAATGTAAACATAACCAAAGGCAAATACAAAAACAGATGCCGTATGCAATTGAGCCACGGTAAGTATTTTGCAACACCAAGTGATTCAACTGTGGGCACTTGGAGTTTGATGAGTGATGCACCCAGTTGGAAAGATTCAATGGTGTATAATGGATTGGCTGTTTTGTTCTGCAGATGGGAATGGAAGAAAATTGAAACACAAGAAGATTCAGAAGAAAATCCATTCAGTGGACAAATACCAGAGGTGCAAGCCTCACTGTTAGGACGCAAAATAGCGTCATTGACAATATCAAATCCAGACAGTTATACCTATGCCAATGCTCCAGAAAGATATAGCACCAATCCAGCAGAAATACTGTTAGATTATTTGCGTAATCCACGCTATGGTAAAGGACTAGTCAATGATGACATTGATTGGGACAGTTGGAAGATAGCGGCTACCAAGTGTAACACAGAAGTTGAATTTATTGCTGGCACAAGAGGTAAAATCCTACAGATTAATCCTGTTGTCAACACACAACAAACACTGTTTCAAAATACCAAATTCCTACTTGCACAGTTTAGAGGTTATATGCCATATGTGCAGGGCAAATACAAATTAAAAATTGAAGATGCAGGCAATGACAGTGACATAACTTCAGGTGCCGCAACTATTGTTCAAACATTTACCAAAGATGACATAATTGGTAATGTAACATTTACAGGCATTGACAAGAGTGCCAAATACAATGCTGTTTCAGTGCAGTTTGTGAATCCAGATAACAAATGGAGTATGGACAGTGTGGTATATCCAGAAACAGACAGCGAAAGAGCCACATATATTGCACAGGATAACGGCAGAGAAAACAAATATGATGTAACATTTGGTGCCATTACCAATTATGCTATTGCCAAGGATATGGCAAAACTAATTTTCAACAAATCAAGAAACCAAGAATCAGTTTCACTTACAGTAACATCAAAAGCAATGGAACTTGAAGTTGGTGACAGCATACGCATTCAATCACAGATGTTGGATTTTGATACAGATCCATTTAGAGTGGTTAGCATACGATACAACAATGATATGAGTGTTACTCTTGGTTGTGTAAGAAATCCAGACACCATCTATCCACACGCAAAACACGGAGAAGAAGATATTGTTATACCACCTTACATTCCTAAAGGTGCAACCATCTTTTATCCTGCGGTGCAAGACACACCAGTTGGACTTGTGCCACCTACAAATGCTGTGGTGCCTGTTGTTCATAATCCACCTACAATTACAAGCATATCACCAAGCAGTTATGTTGGTGCAGGTGTAAACACAATTACAGTCACAGGTTCAAACTTACAGGCAGGAATAACTGCAAAATTTATTGGTGATGATGCAACAGAATACACTGTTACAGGATTAACTGTAAACAGTCCAACAGAAATAGAAATAGACACACTGGTTGGTATGGATAATGCAAATTCACCATATGATATACTACTGACTAACAGTTCAACATTTGGTAGCCTAAGTGCAAGAATAAACAATGCACTGGCAGTTAAGGCTATTGTTGCAGATCCAGAACCAGAACCAGATCCACCAATACAGGATCCACCTGTTGTTGAAGATCCAGAAGATCCTATTGTTACACCACCACCTAGTGATCCACCAGTGGTTGGACCGCCAATAACCAATCCACCTCAGGTGCCACCAGAAGAAATTGTTGAGATAAACGATGTATTGGACATTGAAGAGTTTGATTATTACGATCACACAAATAACACTGTCTATGTAAATGTTAAAGGCTTACAACCATCAAATGCCGCTTACAGTCATTTGAAAGTATGGTGGAAACGAGATCTGTCAACTGATAATTGGCAGTTTTTTGAAGTTCGCGACAAGCCAGGACCTAATAAATTTATAGAATTTGTAATTGGTCCTATGATTAGAACCAGTGTCAAATATATTTTCATAACGCAAGTGGTTTATGGCGATGGCACACTGTCAACACGCAGAACAAAACAGAGATTGGACCCACTAGGCGCAGTTGATGTTGCAGATGTAAAAGATTACACAGAGGCAGTTGGACCAGGTTGGAGTTTGCCAGAAGAAACACCACCTAGCAAACGCAATAACACATTCAATGAGATTACAGGACAAACTGTTCTTACAGGTGGCAATCCTAAAACACCTAGAGAGTTACAGTTTACATTCAAGCAGGAAATACAGCAGGAACCTGTGAACTGGGATGTTGTGGGTGTTAAGATGTATTATCGTCCTATAGGACAGAGTTTCTTTAACAGCGAAACAAGGCTGTTTACAGCGCCATACACGCCCGGCACAACACAAACTCTAAACTATGCACTGTTTGGTTCACCAACTTATCCTTCGTCGCCTTTAGCCTCACAAAACAATTATGATATTATTTTTAGAATCATATATAATGACGGCAAAGAAAGCACAGAACAAGTAAGATATATGGATGTTCCTGTTGAACAGTTCATAGGATTGTATGATTATGATCCTCTATATGGTAGAGGGGCCACCAATGAACGCAGTGGCGATTTTGAAATTGTGCCACCAGATCCAGATGCACCTAGTGCCGCATCACAGATCACAATTGGTATTCAAAAACTAAGAGCCTTGAATGGCGAAGCAGAGTTTCAGTTTATCAAACCAGATGCGAGTGTTATTAATGATTGGGCAGGTATCAAATTCCGTTATAGAAAAATTATAGCAGGATCAAATCCTGTTCTTGAAGAATATGTTGATGCAGGTGTTGGACTTAATCCTTCTACATTTTTTGCACACAGAATGTTAGCACTAGACTATGAAGATGAATATGAATTGGTTATCACGCCATTATATTGGAGTGGTGTAAGTAGATTAGAAAGTGAATACAGTTGGTTTGGTAGTGGTTATCTAAGTGACAGAATAGATGGTCCAGATGTGCCTTTTACATTGGATTGGAAAGACAGATGGAACTTCAAACTGTTACCAACTGCTGATGCAGTTGGCGATGCAAGCCTACCATTTCCTGCACCAGCAAATCCAAGAGTCAATGTTGACGCTTGGGAATTAGATATCAGTCAAGCAAGAATATCCAACTTCTATGGCAGTAGTAATTCACAGGTTAAACTTACATTTAGACACGATCATATTGCAAACTATGTAAAATTATGGGTCTACAGACGAACTTTTGATCCTACCTATATGAAGCGTAGCAGTTGGGACCTAAACAAATATGGCGCAGGCAGATGGGAAAAGGTAGAAGTAACAGATACAAATGCAAGTGGTGTAACAGTGCATCTAAGACAGCCATTATCACTTTTTGAATATGATCCTTACTATCTAAATGGTAGCACCAATGTATTCAAAACTAATACTACAAATAGAATAGGCAATTTTAACTCAAGCACCTGTGAATATGTTTTGGTTGTAGAAACATCAGCAGGACTGAGTTCAATAGGGTTGAAACTACCATTTCTTAGAGGAGGTGGCGGCCCTGTTTATAAATTCCTTGGTAAAGGCATACCAATTCAACAAGTGGATATATCAACACTGAGTGGTTTTGACACAGTGTTACAAAAGAATTTTGATCAGGCGATTGTTGCATTGGATGGTGATACAGCAATGGCTAATAACACCTACAATGTAACCTATAACGATGCTAGAATAATAACTAGCCCAACAATAACAGGAAACTAAGATGGCATTACCTTCATTCAACGGATTATTAGATATAGAAAATAATGTTATAACCGCTCCTAACACAGGCACTTGGGCAGACATAGGTTCAGGCACTGATTTTCCTACTTGGGATGATTGGAAAAACTGGAGCACAACACCAAGCAATCTTACTTGGGGCACAGAAGTCTTAGATCTAACTGAAAGTGTATATTTTAATCTAGAAGTAGATATAGAAGCAACAGGATCGGTGTCTTACACCGTATATACAAGCACTACAGGCGCCTTTGCGGGAGAAGAAGTGTCAACTACTATAAATGCAGGAGATACCAACATAAGCGCCTTCTACGGGCGTTTTGTAACGGTGTTAATTACTGTTGCGGCAGTTGGAGGTCAAACTCCTGTTCTACAAGAAGTGTCATTGAAAGCAAGTTCAGAAAGATTCAGTATTCTAAAATATGATTTGGATACCACAACACTGACAGGCAGTTTGAGTGGCGGTTTTCAAATTGATCCAGGCAGAAATGTTTCAAAAATATTATCTATGAGAATAACACCTCAACAACCAGGACCATATTTTGAAGCAGACTATGTGGCAGATGATTATGTTGCAACAAGCAATCCTGCCTATCCAGCCATTGCATCAAAAACAAACACAGCACCTAAAGTGGTGTTTACCACTGATGGAGGTGCATATACCAATTCAATATTTGATGTAGAATTACAGTGTTTACCTGAAATGTATGTAAATGAGACTGGTAATTT